TGGTGAACTGATGTCAGAGAAATCTACTAGTAGTAATGAAGAGGTTGTCAAACAAAAACAATTTATTCAAGAACTTACTGGTGAGATATCTAAAACAGATAGTGAGTTGATTAAAAAGATTCAATCACAGATGGATTCAATTCCACAAGTACTGGACTCAAGACCTCCTAGACCCAAGTTAGCTAAGAATGAAAAATATGTTTCCGTTAATAAAGACGGTAATATGGTTTACTTAGAAGAAGCTTCAAAAGGAATACTGGAAGACTAGTGCCGATATACGATTTTTACAATACGGAAACCGATGAAGTCATTGAGAATAAAATAATGACAATCGCGACTATGGAACAGTACTTAAAAGACAACCCACACATCAGAGGACATTATACTACCGTGCCAGGTATTGTTAGTGGTACTGGTAGTAGTGGTTCTGTTGGTAATATAGACAATCATGGATTTAAAGAAGTACTACAAAAAGTAGGAGAAGCTCATCCAATGGGATCAGTGGCAGATCAACATACTAGAAAAACTGGTAAAGAAGTTAAAACAAGAGATGTGGTGAAGAAACACGCGTCTCTACAAGCTAGACGAAAAGGCGTCAAATAAAATATTATGAAATTTAATCATTTAAACGGATACGAATCAGTAACACTACCAACTGAAACAATTAATGGTAAGAGATATTATGTAACACCCGATGGTTTGAAATACCCGTCAGTCACCACAGTGACAGGATTACATAGTGCTAAATGGGTAGCTAAATGGAGAGCTTATGTTGGAGAAGAACAAGCGAATAAAATCTCTGGACAAGCGGCCGCGAGAGGATCACGATACCATCTTCTTCAAGAAGACTATATCAATAATAAAGATATCTCGGAACAGTTAGAGAAAGCTACACCCCTTGATAAGATGATGTTTAATCAAACAAAGGAGATCACCGATAAGATTGGAGATATCTATATGTTGGAAGGTTCATTATATAGTGACGATCTATGTATAGCTGGAAGAGTTGATTGTATAGCAGAGTTCGCTGGTAAGGTGTCTGTAATCGATTTTAAGACTAGTACTAAAGCTAAGTCACCTAGTAAGATCAAGAATTACTTCATGCAGGAGACAGCGTACGCTAAGATGTTTGAAGAAAGATATGGAGTCGATGTGGAACGAATAGTAACTATCGTATCCGTAGAGGAAACACAGACAGCTCAGTTGTTTGTAGAAAACCCGAACAACTGGATAGACCAGTTGTTGAGTTTAAGAGCTCAGTATAAAACTGAGTATGGTCTTTAGGAGTAGTGCCTAAGTTCTATTATGGTTCACTTTTTCATAGTCCATTCGAAGTAGCTACGATGATAAAGATTGGTGACAAGCATCCAAATATCAAAAAAGCTATTTCAAAGAACACGAATGATGAAGCTTTTACTTCTTCGCCGTGTCTACCCCATGATTGTTTTACATTCATTGGAGTATCCTTTGTTATAAATAGTTATATAAATTCGTATAAGTTTGACTTATACCCTTTTATTTATAACACTTATAACCTTATATAATCAAAACACATAAAATAATATGGCATATTCAAAACAAGTAGTAGAGAGATTCGAATCCGTACTAGCAAATCCCGAAAAACATTCCGTTGGACGGTTTGATCCCAATGACAAGACAGTCATTACTGGAATGGTTGGAGCTCCAGCTTGTGGTGATGTCATGAAACTTGATATGAAGATGAACGGTAATGTTATAGAAGATGTTAAGTTTAAAACATACGGATGTGGATCGGCGATCGCGTCCTCTACTTTATTTGTAGAAATGTTAAAAGGTAAGACCATAGAAGAAGCTCAATTGATCACAGACAAACAGATCGCGGAGATACTAGACTTACCCCCAATAAAATTACATTGTAGTGTATTAGCCGAAGGTGCTATTAGACAAGCGATAAAAAACTGGGAACCCGATAAAATGATTGGACATAACAATCCACCCGATGATGAGTAGAGCTATGTTATTATACACTCTATTTTTTATTTCTCACAATAACTTTGGGATAGATGAAAGACAGTACGGTATACTTAGAGCTTTAAAAGATATCAAACACGCGAGTACTATAAAAACTTGACACCTCAGTGAATGGTGATATAATAGATGTATGATCTTAACTAAAAAGAAGTTTACAAATTCAGTCGAAGAATTAGTAATACAAAAAAAACTATCCTACATCGACGCCATTGTACATTTTTGTCAAGAAAATCATTTGGAACCTGATTCTGTAAAAGGATTAGTAACTCCACCACTAAAAGAAAAGATTCGAGCGGAAGCTATCGGATTAAGATTCCTAAAAGGATCAACAGCTAAACTACCAATATAAATTATGAAACCACAACAACAAAAAACATATCAGAACAATAAACATTTTAACAAACCTAAACACGATGGGCCTCCACCCTTTGATGTTATGTTAAGACAATTCAAAAAGAAGTGTGAACGAAAAGGTATCGTACAAGAAGTCAGAGATAGACAGTACTATGAGAAACCAGCACAAGCCAAACAAAGAAAAATGAAGGAAGCTGTTCGTAGAGAACGAATGCTTCAATCAGCTCAGAATCCATACATGGGAAGAAGTCGAAAGTATTAATGACGAGTAGAGAAGGATTTGACGCTTACTGTCTGTACTTAGCTATTAATAATCATTTTAATACAGAGTCGTATGACTACTTTAAGTACCGTGGTAAAGTCCCAGTGAAGTTACCATCATTCTTAAAGAGAAGTGATAAATATCATTTCGCTAAGTTAGCTAGAGAACATAGAGACGATCTTAGAGATTTTTTAGTCGCTAACCTATCCAAACAAAAATATTATGTTAAGAGTCTACTCGACAATGAGTGTGAAGACAACTATAAAGAATTCAAAAAGAAAAAACAAAAATTATCTTATACTATCACGGAAGACATGAGATACTTGTATGACAAGTATGATACTTTAGAAAATACTCTTGATGTAGTAGGTGGTCAACACCCAGCTATTCTAAAAGAATTTCTAGGTAGAAAGATTACTCCCGAAACATTTATATCCTTTGATATGATGTTTGGGATATACACAAAGTATGACACAGAGATTCAAGAAAAGTTTATTTGGCCAAAAGAAAACAATAGATTAAAAAAATTAAAACCGTTCATAGAGTTTGAACAAGTAAAATTAAAAAAGATAATGAGAGATGTATGGATACCGCTTACATAATAGGTAACGGGCCCAGTAGACAAGGATTAGATTTAGATACACTAGATGGTACTACCTTTGGTTGTAACGCTTTGTTTAGGGATTATAGTCCAGACTACTTAGTTTCTGGTGACTCGAGTATCTTGAAAGAGATATGTATGTCAGAATATCCTCTACACAATAAATGTATCTTTCCAGATTACGAATGTATTCCTATGGACTACAAAGAAATAATATTAATGAACTTCGATTCGTCTTATACATTTAAAGAATCCAATCCAAACAATAAAAATAATGTTTGGATATTTGGACTAGAAGATGATGTATCAGATATCATGGAAGTTCATATCATTGGGGTAGAACCCAATTGGTTAATACAGAATATGAAAGGAACAGTTGATGACTCTATGTTTAGTGTCAACTTCTTTTCGGGAAGTCAGGCTATGGCCCAGGCTTCTATAATGGGTTTTGATGAGGTATGTCTTGTCGGTTTCGATTCAATATGGAACTATCAAGAAGACACTTATCAGAATATCTATGCTGGTACTAATGCCTATACAAGAGAAGGGGAAACCCCTCGATTGAGGGTTGGTATTGATAATCCTAATTCACTTTTAGGTACTCAAGAAGCACAGATAAAAAAAGTGATTGACAGATTTGAAAAAATCGATTATACTATATATAACGATGGAATTAAAAAACCATTAACTTATAATAGTTTTATATAATGCAATACAATAATAAACAATTAAATATACAAGGAGATAAAATGTCATTTAATGAATTAAAGAGAAGTCGCGGTGGCTTCGATAAACTACAAACCGCACTAGAAGCCGAATCATCGGAAAAGAAAAGCTATGGAGACGATAGGTTCTGGAAACCTGAACTAGATAAATCTAGTAATGGGTACGCAGTACTTCGTTTCTTACCAGCAACTAATGGAGAAGAACTACCATGGATTCAATATTGGGATCATGGATTTCAAGGGCCTGGTGGATGGTTCATTGAGAAGTCATTGACTACTCTAGGGAATGATTGTCCAGTTTCAGAGTATAACGGTACTCTATGGAACAGTGGTGATGAAGCTCAAAAAGACCAAGCGAGAAAACAAAAAAGAAGACTACATTATGTAGCGAATGTCTTAGTTGTTTCCGACCCAGCTCACCCAGAGTATGAAGGTAAAGTAATGCTTTATCGTTTCGGTAAAAAAATCTTTGAGAAGATCAAAGATGTTATGCAACCTCAATTTGAGGATGAGAAACCAGTAAACCCATTTGATATGTGGGAAGGTGCTGACTTTAAACTTAAAGTTAGAAAAGTAGACGGATACTGGAACTATGATAAATCAGAGTTCTCTAATCCAGCTCCAGTCTCAGAAGATGATTCTGAACTAGAAGCGTTATACAACCGACAACATTCTTTAGCAGAACTAATAGCACCAGATCAATTCAAATCTTATGATGATCTTAAGTTGAAATTAGAAAGAGCTTTAGGATTGGGTGGAGTTGAAGTGTCAACAGCGACAGCTGAGACAATAAGTGATGATAATACATCAGCTTCTTCCGCGACAGCGTCGAGTACACCATGGGCTGATACCCCACAACCAGTAAGTAATTCATCAGATTCTAGTGATACCACTATGAGTTATTTTGAAAAACTTGCTAACGACCAGTAAGAAAGTTATAAATACTATAACCTATTAAGGTAATTCGGGAGACCTCTTCGTGTCAGAGGTTGAAACTAACTCTTTCAATTGAGTTAGTGGGACAGTTAAGGATGGGGATTCTTAACATTCAATGAGGAAAGATATCAAAGCGGCAGGTGATATCGGTTTAAACGGCGGGACAGAGGGGCCAGTTTTTACACCATTTACTATTGAGCTAGGGCTAAGTTTCCAGCTTGAACATCTACTGGATTAGTTCCAGTAGCCATAATCTGTGTACTCTTATCACCTTCATTTACAACATTATTTTGTTGAACTATCTTAGCCATTTGATTATCCATTGTGTTAGCAGATTTTCTATCAAGTAAATCTTGTTGTCTTCTTTCAAATTCTTCACCTTGTGATTTCTGTTTAATCTCAAACGCTCCCTTATCTTTTTCTAATTCAGCTCTCATGTCACCAGCACCCAGATCGACTGGTTTGAGGTCATATCTTTCGCCGGGAATCATTTCATTAATACCATCTATAGCGTAGTTAATCCCCCTTTCAATACCTTCCATTACTGTTATGAAGAAACCTCTTATTGATAACCATATCTTCTCAAAGGTATTACCAATAAAGGTCACAGCTTTATCTTTCCATAGACCTAATGTTCCGAACATTATATTGAATCCTTCTTTAATACGACCCCAATTCTCACTTAAATATGTTCCAAACTCTTTAATTTTTTCTACTAGTAACATAACACCTTTGAATAAAAGATAACCCATTAGAACAAAGAAACCAGCTACTAAAGCTATAATACCGACTTTAATTAATATAGCACCCGTCATAAGAAGAAAGGATTTAATACCAGCACCCATAGCAAAAACAAAGTTTTTGACTCCCGAAGCTAAATTTTTAATACCACCCCAAAGACTCTTTCCCATATTTTTCATTGTTTGTACAGGATTCATGAAAGCTTCTTTAGCCGCCTTACCAGTCTCCATTAGTTTGGTACCAGCATCACCGATAGCTGAAAAGAATCCATTAACACTCTCTCCATAGAATCTAAGACCTTTTCCAAAACCGGCACCAAGAGACTTAATAACACTAAGACTACCTTCGTACATACTATCAAATCCATTTGATATTCTATCAAGGATCGTTCCATCAAATGGTGTTTTCTTAACTCCCCCACCTTCAGTTTCATCATCAGCTGTAAAGGATGTAAATGGGTTAAAGTTCTTCAGTGTCTTCGCGAAGTCGACACCACCACCCTCTTTCATGGATATTCTTTTACCAAACCAATTATCAAAAGATAGATTGCTTTTAATTGAAGCTAGTAATAATGATCCCAATGTAGCCGAGATGAAAGATAAAATAGCTAGAATTGATTTTACGCCGGGGGCTTCGGCTATTAAACTTAGACCACCAGATATCTGTTTGAAATCATCCCTAAGAGCTCCACCCAGACTACTCAAGTTTGAGGCCAGTACACCTTTAAGTTCAGAAAGTTTATCGACTTGAATTTGAGAGTATAGTTTTTGCCATTGGGCTTTTTCACTCGCTTCTTTGTTAGCTTCAAATTGAGCGTTGACCTGTTTTTCAGCTACATCTTTAGTAATATCATATTGTAACATGAGTGTATCTACTAATTCTTTCTTTGTAGCTTTAGCTTCCTTATCAGACAACTTCGCTCGATCAATACCGTTTTTAAAATCCTTAACTCCCTGAGCTTTAACATCCTCGAGAATCTTTTCCATGATTTCCATTTGTTATTACCTAGTTGGGGTTAGTGTCACCATGTTCTTTAGCCGCACTACTTACATATAGTCCAAACCAAGCAGCTCCAGCTCCAACGAGAATTGAGATTAATCCTGATTGTTCTAGTGTCGGTGCTTCTAATTCCATGAACCAGAATGTTGAGTAATATAATAAGTACATATAGATACCCAAAAATAGTCTTGGAATGATTCTCCAAGCGTCTATTGTTTTACCTAAGAAGACCCACTTCTGCCACGGGTTCTTTCTATCATCATTCGTTAGTTCGAATATCTCTTGTTTTAATTCGCCGATTTCGGTAACCATAGCCATAAACTTCTTTAAGTCTATCTCTACTTCGTTACGACTCATGTCACCTTGAAATCTATCTTGATCTGCCATTTTAATTCCTCTGTTTAGCCTCTGCGGACTTTTGTCTTTTTTCTTCTTCTTCTAGGTGTTTCACTAGTAGTTGAACATATACATCCCTCTCCCAAGGTATCATATTGTTCAGTTCTGTTAAACTGTACTTATGATGTTGCATTAAACCAAAATTGGTATTAATTAAATTATATAAACTGTCGTGAGAGAGGGCTAACCGAAAAAATTTCCGAGACCCACTAGTTCATAAGGACTAGTCTCTTTACAGTGTTCACAATCATAAGTTCCCATTATCTGTAATGTTTTTGTATTAATAAAAAACTTTTGTACATTTTCGAACATCTCTAATGACATAGTGTCTAAGAAGTTCATTAATTCTTTTTCCGTGAAATCATCTCTAGTATGAATTTCATCACCATCTATAATTGAAATAATACATTTAGCTACCACATCAAAAACAACTTTTGGGTCTTCTGATTTATTCAAATCTACTTTGTTAACAATCTCATAACTCGGATGTCTTAACTCAAGACTAATCGTTGGTGTGATTTTGACAACATTGTCTATAATCTCTTTTGGTTCTACTATAATAGTTTGATCTAAAGATATCGTGACACTAGTGTCTTTGTTACAAGTTTTACACTCCATCTGTACATCAGCTGTTTCACCAACCGATTTAATTCTTATCTGTAAGA